ACCGCCATTACAAGCAACCCCACCATTCCCCAAAACTTTATAATATTTCATTTGTTCCCCCTAAATTGTGGCCCCCGGGCATCTCTGCCTCCGGTATCTGGTTGCCTGTTATTCCGGCTTGGACAGGGGCCACGGTGTTAGTTCAGATCAGCTTTCTAACCAACTCCTTGACTTCGGCCTCGGTGTAATAGTCACCGTCCCGGTTCTCGTTCAGCTTGCGTGTAATCGCCAGGATCGTACCCCGTACCTGTTCCATGATCCACTCGTCCCGGGGGTCCAGCCATGCTTCCCTTGGCCTGTGAGCTTTCATGTTCTGCCCTCCGTGGGTTATGCCGGATATGGTAATCCGGGCATACCCTCAACAGTAGCCTGATGACCCGTAAGGCTAAGTCCTGGACCATGGCCTACCACCCGTCCTTATCCTGGGCAGGAGCAGGCGCCGGAGCTGCCTTCTGGGCAGACACAGGTACAGCCTTCTGCCCGACCTTCCCGTTCCCCATCTTCTCCCGGGCCTCCGATGCCGTGTAGTACGCCTTGGACCGGCTCCAGGTCTTCCCATCCTTCCCGGTCGAGTGGAAGATCTCCAGGCCAATAGGCTTGCCAGAGATGCTTTCAAAGCCCCGCTGAAACTTCTCGTTCTCGATCTCGTCAGTATCGAGTCCCCCGGGCTTCTTGACCCCCAGCTTAATCAGGAACCCGTAGAGTGCGCTCATGGCCTTGGTGTTCAGGTTCCCATCCGGCCAGCGTGAACGCCAGTTCTCGAAGTGGAACAACCCGTCAGACGGCCCACCATCGGCCACACACTTGACCGAGAAGGCGTATCCCTTCCCGTGCATGTTCCCGTCCTTGTCCTTGCAGTCGTAGGTAACCGCCTTGGGTTCCTGGACTGTGAAGACATGGATGCCTTCATCAACCACCTCGAACCCGAACTCGTACTTCTCATTCACTCTTTCACCCATTTGACTCCCTCCTTAGTTTATTGGTACTACACCGTTCTCCGGTTCATGATTTCCCTTGTCTCGCGCCGGTTCTCAAGCATGGCCTCGTAATCTGGTTCGTCATACCGTTCTTCATTATCCCTGGCTTCTTCAGCCTCGGACCTTAACCTTTCTATCCGGTTCTCATAGTCCCGGAGCTTGTCATTGAACGACCGCTTCATTGCCCTACCTCCGTGGACCCTGATGATAGTGTGTTTCAAAACTTACTGCTCTGTCGTTAAGTATTGCATCCTGTGGCCGCTGTAACTCATATTCAAGCCCAGCATCCCAGGCCCAGGTAAAAGCATGGGGGCTGTACCTCAACTGTCTGCCCCTCCAGTCCGTGTAGTAATCGTAGTGTCGAAAGCACGTTTCCCCCACGTTATAATAACTTAGGGGTCTCTGACATTTCTGGCATAACCGTTGCTTCACCTTTAACCTCCTCCTGGTTAATGAGTTGCAACATCTTGGTGAAATTGAGAGGTCCGTTGCCCCGAACCCTGGACAGCTTACCAGATGCCCGGGCAAGGTACTCACCGGCTGGGGCATGGAAGGATACACGAGGGGGGCTGATGGTCCCATCCTCATTGAGTCTCCATCCTTGAACTAGGTACCCGATGAAATCAAACAGCCCATGGATCTGACGGGAATAATCCTGACCCAACAGGGAAGGGGCAGCGGATAGGCTCTTATCCCACTTGGGGTAAGCCTGGTCAATGGCCGTTGCCACTACCAATACCCCACGTTTAGACAAGGCATTGAGTAACTTGGTCTGTCTCAACATCATTTCTGCCATGAGTCCCCAGTCGGCCATCTCGATGCTCAACTTGTCCCGTACCAAATCCTTGGCGATGGCCTTTTCCTTGTCCGACAGCTTATCCCAACGGATTTGGGCTCGGTCATCGGCCAGGAATGAACGGTAGTTAGACATGGCCACAGTGAGCCCGTCCATATAGAGTGTCTTGTAAGCTGGGTTCTCGACCTGCCCGTTCAACCACTCCATGGTCTCATAGTAGTTCGCATTCTCAATGATGGTGATGTCCTTGCCGGAAGCCTCGACCCCCAGGCTTACCAACGGGTCCTTGGACTCGGAGTTAATCAGGGCGATAGGCTCGGGACAGGTAAGAACAGAGTACGTCTTTCCGGAGTCCGGAGGTCCGTATATTAACCAGCACCCGGTAATACTCGTCAACCTTGTCTCTTTTGTATTCCTGCTAATCATGGGTTTACTCCTCTAAAGGTAAGATGTTCTTGGCATACCACTCTTCATCCGAAACCGGTTCATTCCGTTCGGGGGGCACCCAGAATTCATCCTGGCATTTCTGACACCACCCGGAAATGTCGTACTCCTTGGCGGATTCCCTGTCCCTGAACCTGACCACCTCGCCCCCGCACTTGACACAAGCTCGGTCATCCAACGACTTGCTCAACTTCCTCCCCCACATTAATTCGGATAGCCCGTCCAGCATCTCGACCCTCTCTCTCGATTTCCGCACGGTATTCCTCCTCTGTGATATTGTCGCTAAAAAATACGATTTCATGCCCACCAATTTCCAGCTTGCCAACGACATAGGGCTCATACCCGCAGCTCTTATCGAGCCGTGTCGCATGGTACTGGTCAAGCCCAGGCTGCAATAACCGTAGCTTATCCAACGGTACATGATGAATACTAATCAATATTGCTGGTTCCTGTTTCATCTGGTTCCCCCTTTCTCCTGTAGATAGTTTCGCTAATGGCGCCCCCGGCGGTGCAGACCGGTAAAAACTTACATTCCCCGGGAGCATAACATCCGTTAAGGTTCTGGTAACAACCCTGTTCCCCACGGGAACAGGCTTCCATAATCTCCTTGGAGATCCAGCGCGCCTTTTCCTTGTAGGATTTCAAGCCGAACTCACTCCTCCAATAATGTGTATCCTTGACGGTCGACCCGTTGCAGGACTGGGTTACTCTCTCAATGTACTGGGCTTGACTCTCGTTCTTCTTGGGCTTGATGTTGGGTGGGGTAATGGTCCGAAGGGTTATGCGCTGGAGTTTGGGGACGCCCAGGAAGTAGGCTGAGAGCTGGTCTGATACTGTGAAAGCATCATACCGATCCGGGTTCCCCGTGTACTTGAACTCATAGGCCAGGGTTTCTTCACTCATTATTACGAGGTCCAGGAATCCCCTGATCCTTGGGTACCCTTCCTCATCCCATTGGAATGGGTACTGAGTTCTTCCCCGCAATTCACAATATTGCGAGTTCAAGTACCACCTGAAGGTTCCCTCCAGGCTGGCCAGCATGGTCTCAACCTTGTCCTCGGTCTCTGGTTCAGGCTTGTAGGCTTTAAGGATGGGGGCCAATGGGTTCCCATCTCCGGTATGAATCAGGTCCAAGACCTCGCTGGCCAGCTTGCCAGATGCTAAGGCCCGGGGGACCTCAATGGGTTCCAAGCCAAGGATCTGTTCGTAATACCACAGCCTCTTACACCGACCCCAGGATGACATCTGTGAGTATGAAAGCTCCGGTTCTCGCCTGCGTACATACTCAATACACCGGAATACCGTTTTAAGCCTGCACAGTCCATCCCCGGCATAATGAGCGCAGGGCTTAACTGTTAGGTCTATCCTCTCGCATATCGGGTTCAAGTTTCTTCTCCCTTGGGCGGTCGAAGTTTACAGTCTTGCAGGATGGGCACATCCTAACGTCCTCTTGTCGAGGAGTCCAGGTATACCCGCATTTCTGGCAGGTGATTGTGGGCAGTTTTATTCTCATGGTATGAGTATACCTTTAAGTAGTAACCTTGTCAAGTAAAATCGCATTAAGCTAGGAAATAAACTACTGTCCAGAAGGCCAGGCTCATGAAGAGCCCGAACATTATTCCCCTTGACGCTGCTATTGGGTCCGCGTACATGGTTCCTCCATCCATGGAAAGTCGTTTTTGATAGGCCAGAGCTTGTCAAATACTTCCCTTGCAATATTGTAGTCATCTTCATCCCATGAGGTTCGCCCGTTTTCCCTCATGTTCATATTAGCCGCATCGGTAGAGGCTGCCCAGGCAATATCCCTTGTAATTTTAAGTTTCATCCTTATTATCCCTTGTTGATTTGTTCAACCCCTGCCGCAATCATTTTCCTCACAACATCCTTGCGCTCGCATATGGCAAAGGAAACGAATTCAGCGAATATCTCAGTCTGTTCTTCCCAGTCCTGTGACCCATAGGCATAGTGAATCCACCTTGACACCTTTATAATAAGGTCCATTGGTTCCCCCTTTCATGGCCCTACATGGGCCACATGGTCAGTAAGCAGAACCAGCATGGCCAGGATAAGCAAGGTTACTGCCAGTCCTGCTAGGTTGTAGAGAATTCCCTTGATTGTCATCCTATACCTTCAGCGTGATCTGGTACTTATCGTTTAGCCATTGTTTCAGGGCATCGGTATCAACCCGCGCAATGGCCTCCCAGAGATCCGATGTAGTAAATGGCTTATACTGCCAGTTCAGGCAGAAATCCTCATCGTTCAACTTGATCTGACAGCCCTCTCTCTTCCCGCAGGTTCCACATATCTTCATGGCGTTCCCCTTGTTCCCCCTTGGAGTCCCCACCCTCACGCCCAAAGGGGGATAAGGGCAGCCGGGAGGAGCCCGGGAGGGTGGGGCATTGGGTTATTCGTTAAGGTTGGTAAGAGTATATTCCCCTGACTTGATCTTCTTTTCTGTTTCAGCCTTTGACTCACCCAGGAAAAGGTTCCTGTACTTCCCCGTGGTCTTGGAATAATCCCAGAACTTTTCGTCCAGGTATACCTTTCGCTTTCCGTCCTCAAAGCAAGTCTTGACGATAACCGAATCGTAGCTCTGAAACAGCGTGAACTCTGAATCAAATATGATGTACTGATTCTTAACAGTTCCGCCTTTGCCGTTTCCCATCTGCTGGATCTTCATATCATTCCCCCTTGTGGTTTAGTTACCGGCTTTTCACCGGCACAGCCGGGACCTCACCCTGGCTCTCGCGCTATTCCCCGCGCTAAGGGTTATCCCCAAAGGATCAACCTGATTGGGTATGCTACCAATACCCAGCCAGCTGCGATCCAGGCGACCACGAATGCCCATCTGAGAAAGTTACCTAGCATTTATCTATTCCCCCTTCTAACTTTATTTGACCACCTATTCATGGCCC